CCTTCAAATCTTCCAGAACATCCTCCGGGATGCCCTTCGACACTTCCTCGACGATTTCCTTCATAAGAGATTCGATAAAATCCATTTTTGTTTCCTCCTGTTTTTTTATTCTGGAAAATGCTTTTTTAGAACTGCAATGGGATATTGCTCTATTTCGGAACTCCAAACCGGAGTCGCACCGCATTTCTGAAATACAAGCTCGAATCCTCCGATGCCGGAAAAAAGACTACCCATCGTGATTGGGCGTTCGTACTGCGCACAAATTCGCCGCGCCAGCCATTCCCAAAATGGAAGTGCAATGCTGTTTCCGAGGGCTTTGTACCGTGCGCTGTCCACGCACTGCTTTTTCTTGCCGTCCGTGTCGGTGTAGAAGTACGCCGTTTCGGTATGCGTTCCTACCACCTTCTTGCCGATCTCATTTCCATCCGCATCGTACTGCATGGCGTAGTCCTTGACCGTGATTTCCTCCGGCTCTCCGATCAGGGTCCAGTTATCAGGGAAACCTTGGAGACGCTCCGCCTCAAGAGGCGTTAGTCTTCTGACAACCGAATCTCCGTAAATTGATTGTCTTTTACCATCATTGGATTTCCGTATTTTTTGAATCTCATGTAATGCTTGTAGCAGTAACCATAGCCCTTCACCGGTTTGCCACAGATTGAGCAGTAATGGCGCTGCTTGTGTGCTTTCATGTGGCAACTTCTGCATAATCTTTGTAAGTTCGAGAGTTCGTTGTTCTGCGGATTGCCGTCCTTGTGATGCACATCCACATTTTTCTCGCTTCCGCATATCTCGCAGCAGCCACTCGGCAGCAAGTTCCGCGCATGGTAATGAACCATCATCCAGCTCGTCCCCTTGTGTGGCTTCGCTCGGAACGCCGCTTTCATGCATTCCCTGTCGCAGTATTTCTGCCTGTTGTAATGCGTCCAAGACAGCAGTTCCCCATTCGATAGTCTTTTCCGCTCCATAGGCTTCTTGCAGTATTCGCAGAATCGAATATTGTGTTCCGGCATCCTTTTCACCTCCATCCATGCTTACGATAAGATCCCTGTCTTCTAATGCCTCATGCGCCGTCAGGGTGCTTGCGACATTGTCCGCATTCAGATCTCCAAATTTCTTCTGAGCGTAGAATTGCTGGTTTTTCGGCTGGCAGACGATTTGTGGGTCTTTGTAGTCCCTCGCCATCAATGTCTGGACAACATCCTCGGTTACGGAAAGGAATCCGCCGACCGTGGCGGCATAAACCTTGTCCTGTGGCTCTACACAGACGGCCATGAAGTCGGATGCATGACCGAAGTGGTCACCGACCATGGTCGGCACCGTCTGCCCATCTCCTCTGCCTCTGGCATCGTAGATCAGTGGAGGATGCCCGTGGGTCTCGGCGAGGAGGGTGCCGCAAACATTCTCCGACACATCCAAGCGCTGACCGCCCTGGTCATTGAGGCACACAATCGCCATGCCTCCCTGGTTGCAAGCCGGAGAGCCGCCGTTGAGGTCAAGCGTCCTTGCCGTGGATGCTTCGTAGATGCCGCTGTGTGGATTTTGGCTTTTCATGGCGTTGCTGTCAAAGGCTGAAATCCCGTAGCAGACGGCATGGCAGTTATTTGTGCTTAAGGTGTACTGTGGGTCTCCATCCTTGCCAATGCCGAGAGTGTGGTTTGGATTGCTTCTGCCGATGGCGTTCATGGTGTCAATCGGAATCGCATCCTTGATTTGAAGAACCGATTGTTTATTGAATGTGCTCAAAGCACCTACTCTGTCACGCTGGATGAGGATTCCTTTTCCTCCTCCTGGCTTTCCGGCTCGCTCCTGAAAGCTGATTGCAGCTTCAGCGCTATATCCAGCAAGGGCGGCAGCTCTTTCCCTCGCCGCTCCGCCCTCCGCAGAATCCCCTGACATGCCTTCGGGCTGAGTCTGTACTTTGGGTCGGCGATTGGCTCCAAGATTTCTATCAGGTGTGACGGACATTCCTCGCGCGGGCATTCGCTCAAATTGAGGGTCAAATAGTATCTCGGCTGCAGAGAACCCGTTGAAATCGGCAAGTACACAATACCGTTTTCTTCTTTGGGGTACTCCCCACTTGGCGGCATCATGAAGCCGCCATGCGATGGAAAAGGGCTGGCCGTTGGCACCCACCCACTCCATAGATTGCGTCTGCGTGTGGCCATCCCCCTTTTTCAGGCATAGGAATCTCAGGGGCATCCGGCTCAACGATTTTGACGAATTCGGTGAGGACTTTTTGGAAGTCCCGGCCATTGTTGGAAGAAGTGAGTCCTCCGACATTTTCATAGATTGCGTATCTTGGTCGAATAAACTGTATTGCTCTTCCATGCTTTTCATCGTCTTCCCTCATTTCCCGTATGATTCTTAATGCCTCAAAAAACAGGCCGCTTCGAGTTGTTTCATCATCGCCATGCTCGGAATGCTTGATTCCCGCTCTCGCGCCAGCGATTGAAATATCCTGGCAAGGAGCGCCGAAGGTTATCACATCGACCTTTTCAACCTCGGAACCTTTGATTTTGCAAATATCGCCCAGGTGCTTCAAGCTTTATCCACCTTCTGCTCGGTTTCTGCTATAAGCCCTATCGCCCTTTTCTGCCGGATGCCGCGCACATCAATCAAGACCCTTCCATCCTTCATTTTGATAGTCAGGTCATAAAGGCCGCTTTCTTTTCTGACCATCTCGGTAATCAGCTCAACCATGCTTCTGTTCCTTTCTCCCGTTCCTGGGCGAATTTTCGCTGCGCAGGCATCCGCAGCTCCTGGTTGCGCCTGTGCGGAGATTGTGTCCATACACAACCGTCTCATTCCCGCAGCTACATTTGCACAACCATTGCGGGCGTCCATCCCCCGGTTCGCTCACACGCCGAATTACCGTCAAGCGCGTGAACTTCTGGCCTGTCAGGTCAATTGCTTTTTTCGACATCTTCTTTGTCTGACTCCCTTCGATTCCATTTCCTTATCAGGGCGGTTCTGATGGCGGCAATCTCAGCCTCCGATGCGCCGTCCCTGAATTTTTCAGATTCCATAAAGACTCGGCACTGGCAATGCTTATCGTCCCTGCGGACGCCATGGATGTAGAACCAGTGTTCGTCTCCATCGCTCATTCGAGCGACGCACACCTTCTTCCCGCAGAAGGGGCAGTTTTTGATTCCTCTGAACATCGGCATATCAGTAGCTCCATGTGTGTATGAGGTCATTCAGGCTTTTAAGGAGGACGATTTGGTCCGGCGTCCAATACGCGAATGTATATTCAACATCGCATGGGCGGTTCTTTCCTTCCTTCCAGATTTCGTATTCTTCGGTTGCAATCTTTTTCAGGCTGCCGAGGGTTGGATTGTTTTCGGAGTAGCCCATGAATTGTCCCGGCTTTTCCACCGCTGCGGCGATGGAGTCCACCGTGGAAAATTCGCCGCTCTTGATGTCCACCCGGTTAAAAAGCGACCAGCAGTAGGTGTGGAGGTCTTTTTCGCTGTTGCCCTTGACGCCATAGAGGACTTTCGCAATGGTGGCGATCTCTTGCTCTTTCAGCATCGCCCTGGGGTCAGGCGGGAATCCGCGCTCGGCTGCTTCCTGTTGGCTTATAAATTCGTCGGCAAAGCGGGTCTTCCACTCATCAAAGCTTTTCTGTGCGTCCCGCTGGGCGATTCTGAACGTGATAAGAGTCCAGAGCGTGAGGGCGAGCGCCGCGAGGATTACCCAGCACACCACCCTGGCTCTCCGGCTGGCCTTGATGCGCTCCGCCTGGACGCGCAGCGCCGCCAGAGCAGCAATCAGAATTTTGCTGAAATTCCGTGCTTGCAAATAAAGCAGATTCGTGATATATTCTTTTCGCGTACTCATATTTTTTTCTCCTATCATTTTTTCTTTCCCTTTGCCGCCGCTGTCGTGCCAGGACAGCGGCGGTTTTATTTTTTCTGCTTACTTAATGTCGATTACATGATACCGCCCGTAGCCGCTGGTTCTGCCGCTGCCAATTCCCAAGCCAAAACCGCTATAATCAATGATTGTTGCGATTTCGGAAATGGAATAGACATGCTCCGTGTAGCTGATGGGAACTTCCGCTTTCCAGCCCTGGAAGTGATTAAGGCGAACGGTGACCGGAGAGCCGCGCTTGGGGGTCATGAGGCGGATGTCGATGAAGTGGTTTGCAAAGGTAATCGGGACAAGTCCGCGAGGCGCGACGATGTTTACGGCGTTGTCGAATTTGGTGCTGAATTTGTCAATCTGATTCCTTGTGACTGCCTGTCCCCAGCTTTTTTTGAGGCCGAAGGCCGTAATGCACGGTGCGTTATTTTTGAGCATGTCGTTGAACATTTCCTCGGTGCACATGGCATTGGTATCTTCGCAGGGAATACCGTTTTTCCAGTGCATCGAAGTAATAATCTGCTCCCATTTATTTGAGTGCTGGGCTTCCCACAAAGCCTGCTTTTTGCGGTCATCAGCGATAAGCGCCCTCTCATTGCTGGCGTTCATCTTGTTCAAAACAAGATCGCCATCTCCCTCGATAACGATAATCGCGTGATTGACTTTTGCCTTCTGGATTACGATATCCTCGGTGTTTGCTTCCTTCTTTGCTTTGGTAGCCATTTTGTTTTCCTCCGTTTTTTTGTTTTATTTGGGCTTGAACGCCCTGCGAAAGAATGAATTTCACATATTTTGCAATATTTTGTGTTGTTCTAAGATGAGCTGAGGCGTATTTTCCTTTTCTTTCGTGACATGTGAAGGATTCATTCCTTCGCACGACCTTCAAGTCGTGCGCTTTGTGTTTTCGTGTTGTTTCTTGAAATCTGCTTTTCTGTATTTTTTTGTTCTGTTCCGAGCCAAGCTCGGAGAAGGATTAAATATCATTCAAGTGTTTTGTTTTATACTGCTCTAAGATGATTTTTGCTGTACGCTTCTTTTGTCTGAATGAAGGTTTAACCCTTCTCCCAGCTTGGCTGGGAGTCGATTTTCACGACGCTGCTTGCTTGAATCCAACGACCTTGCAGGAGGCCAGCAACCATGTGGCCGGATGGAGATTGGGGATTCTCTCCCCGCCATGATAGCGTTGCCTGCCGCTATCATGCATATCATGCCGTGTCAGAAAGACACCAGCGGGCGCAAGGCCCCGCGAAAGGCTGATGTGCTGTGTTCTGTTATGTTCTGTACTGTTATGTAATGTCGTGTTTTTTCCTCTTTGAAGAACCATTCAGCCCTTCGCGCGACCTTGCGGTCGCGTCCTGTTCTCAGGTGAATTTCTTTTTCATTTCGTTTCCTGTTCTGAATTTTCGGTTTCTTTTCTGTTCTGTGTTCGGGCATAGCCCGGAGAAAGGATGAAGTGTAGTGTTCTGTGGTGTTCTTTAGTCTCTTTTCATGCGCTCCGATGTTCAGATATGATTTGCATTGTACGAGAAGGGCTTCATCCCTTCTCCCGGCCATGCCGGGAGCTTGTTCTGTTCTGTGGTGTTCTTTTCTGTTTTGTGCTGTCATGTCCTGTCGTGTTTCGAGCCATCGGCTCTGCGAAAGGCTGATGTTCTGTGTTGTGTTGTAATGTGATGTTCTGTTCTGTCGTGTATCTTACTGTGTTGTCTTATGCTGTGCTGTGAAGAACCATTCAGCCCTTCGCAGGGCCGAAGCCCCGCTTGGTGTTGTTTTGTATTGTGTTGTAATGTACTGTAGTGTCCTTTTCTGTGCTGTGTTGTTTTGTATTGTGTTGTGTTGTGTTGTCTTGTCCTGTTCTGTGTGTGAAGCTCGAAGCTTCATCAAAGGCTCATGTCGTGTATTGAAGTATGGTGATTTATAGTATTTTGTCCTTTGGTGAATGATAGTTTCATCTCGTTTACTTGGGCATAAGCCCTTGATGAATCTCCGGCTTCGGTTCGGCGCTTCTCGAAGGACATGTACTGAGCTTTTTTCTGCTGTTTTGTCAGGTAATGACGGTTCATGTCATGTTCTTGTCCTGTGCTTTGAAGGGCGTACATGCCCTTGGAGAAGCGCCGGAGGCGCTTTCTGTCGTTTTCTTTTCTCTGGTATTTTTTCGTTTCCTGAAATATGGTGTCACGTTCGCTGCTGTAATATTTTTTCATTGCTGCGTGAGCAGCACCCAGACAGGCTTGAATTATGCTGATATTTTATGTGGTCTGTTTTGGTTTTCTGATTTTCATTTCCCTGTCATATTGAGGGCATCAAGCCCTTCTGGGTGCCGCTCTGTGTTGTTCTGATCTTTTCTGTGTTTTACTATCCTTTCTTGTTCTGTCTTGTAGAATGCTTGGGCTGTTCAAACAGCACCGACAAAGGCATCATTAATTTTTTGTTTTGTAGTTTATTGATATTTTCTGTTATGTAGCTTGTCTGTCCTGTATTGTATAGGGCGATGCCCTTGTCGGTGCTGTCTGTAGTGTTCTCTCCTGTAATATGCTGTTCGGTCTTTTTATGTTCTTTCATCTGTTTTTGCGCCGGTGGCGCGGTCAAAGCTCGACGTGAACTGAAGTGTTCTTTTCTGAAATATATTTTTATTTCCTGTATTCTCCTGGCTTTATCAAGCCTTGACCGCGCCACCGGGCTTGAATATCACGGGAATTGCTCAATCAACCAATCGAGCTCTTGCAAACTCTGGTATTTTCTTTTGAAAGATTCGAGGGCAGCGTAGGCTTCCTGCAGGAGTGCCTGGTATTCATCCTGCCGCTTAAATACCTGTGTCAAGGGCTTGTAGCCGCATCCGTCCACCTTGTGGAATGTCCTGACCTCCGGCTCATTCGCTTTGGCTTCCTCGCGCTGGATCACCAGGCAGCCGACCACGTTCCGTGCCTCCTGAATCCAGCACTTCTGGGCTGCCTTGTTGACATCCCATGTGAAGCACTTGTGAAGCTCGGAATTTTCATCCTTCGCCCGCTCCACAATCTGCTCCGCCGTGGCGCTCTCGCCGATGGCTGCGATTTCATCTGCGACCGTCTGGGCATCCACGTCTTTGTACAGGATTTCGCCCATCTTGCTCCATTTCGATGTAACTTCCATTTTTTCCTCCGTTTTTTATAATTTTGGCTGCTTTTTATTCATTTTCCGGTAGCTCTCGCTCACGGATTTCGCTATGATTTCGTTGACTTTTCGCTGCTCGGCCTTCCTGGCATACATTCGCATCTTTTCCTCTTTGTACGCCAGGAATTTCTCGCATGTAGCACCGCACCCAGCATGTCGGTTTGGGCAATCCTGCGGACAAATGGTTTTTACAATTATTTCTTCCCTTCGAGCTTCCTGAGCATTTCTTCCCGCTTCTGCTCCCATTCATCCGCTGTGAGCGGTTCGTATTTCGGCGGCATTATCGGCTCCGGCTTTGGAGTCTCCTGTGGCCTGTAGGCCATCGGCTTCAGCGATGCCGGGAGTGCTGCCGGTTCCCGTGGTTCTCCGAGGTATTCGCTCATAAACGCTGGGCGGCTGCCAAGCATCATTTTTTCAGAAATCCCGGCTATGACCTCCCTGACCTCCGGCGGCATGAGTGCTTTTTCCTTCGCCCGCTCCTGGACTGTTCTGTACGTCCGTCGGAAGTTTGAGGCAACCACGCTATTCACAGTTTCGGCATCCATCCGCGCCCAGGCTTTGAGCTGCTCCGGTCCGCCTACCGCCGTCTGCACATCCGGCGGGAGCTTGTCGAATTCCTCCTGCGCATGATAAAGACCCCGGCGGCATGCTTTCTCGACGAGATTCCACGCCTGACCATCATTCAGTCCATCGGCAGTCTGGATGCGGTAGAGCTGGTTTTTGATTTCCCCGACCGTCGGGGTGTAGCCGGTTTCCCGTGTGGCAATCAGGCTGTCAATGACGGCGCTGACCAGCTGCACATCATCTGCCTTAAACTGCCTCGCCCAAAGCTTAATCATTGCATTCGCGTCGCGTCTGGTGAGATTCTGGAAGCTATGCGGGTATGCTGCTTTCAGGACGGAAAGCATCTCCTTCACGTCTTCTTCGGTCATTGATTCCCACGCTCCTCATCGAGGATTTGCAGAAAGATGTTATTTGTGCGGTTGTCCTCGGATTCATCCGGCGGCTTTTCGAGCCACCCCCGGTTTCGCAGCCACTTTTCGGCTTTGGGGAGATACCGGAATGTGTCTCGGTCCGTCCGCGCTGCCATAGCCTTTGCTGCGGCAATCAGGACTGCTGGGTCTGCTCCGGCATCAATGGCCTTTAAATATTCCATGCAAGCCTCCCTAATGTCCCCGCCGCTTTTGCGAGGATAGGCATCCCAGAATTCCTCCCAGCGGTCAGGTTTTGGAGATGGCTGCGGATTCCCCACAGCTCCCTCGCGCGCGCGCGCGTTACACACACTATCCCTCGTATTATATGGTACGGTACGGTTAGGTACGGTAGCAGCGTTCTTTCCGCGTTCTGGAACTGTTCTGGAACTGTTCTGGAACTGTTCCGTTTGCATTCCATCACCGCTCAATTTCCGTTCCTTCCAGGCATCTTTTCGCCTTTTTGCGTCTTCCCGCTGGTCTGCGAATTTTCCCGCGTAATCGTACCAATCATGGATTTTGTAGCCGTTTTCAGTCAATTCCAGGTACCCGCTTGCCACCAAAGCCTCAACGACCGCTCTCCCCTTTTTACCGGAAAAATCAAGTGCGGCAGCGATTTCATCAGCGCTCAATCCTGGGAGAGTTCCATCTTTTTTGGCTGCGTCCAAACCCCATGCAAAAAGGTCATGAAGGAGACCCACCGCATAGCGCCGTTCACACTTTATTAACGAGGAAAGTTTCAGCGTCTTTGGATGCTTCGCCATAGTTTGATGTGCTTCGTACCATGCCATCGTGCGTCTCCTTGTGCTGGTGCATCGGGACCCACATGCTTGTCGGCCCCATATTTTCGGTCAGCCAGTCCACCGCCTGCTCCTGGCTGAGGTGATTTTCTGCTGCCCGTGTCCGATAGGTGAACTCGCCCTTTTCCATTGCCTCGTCCACCGCCGCCTCAATCTCGGCCTCGGTATGATTGGCTTCGAGGAGGTAAATGCTGTAGCCCTTTGCTTCGATGCCATCCAGGGTTCCGAGGTCGGTTGCATAGAAAAGGCTGTCATTCTCGCCTTTCCAGAGCTTCCAACCGCAATTCGGGACATCGTGCTGGGTGTCGAATGGGCAAATCATGAGGCGGATTGGCTCAGAGTAGTATTGCCACTGGTCTGCCGGGAGGACGTGGACGTTTCTCACATCCACGCCTGCGTCCAGCAAAGGTTGAACCATCCAATCCCGGCACACCCATTTCAGCGTGGGCCGCTGCATCGCCATCTTCTTCACGGTTCGCGGTCGGAAGTGGTCGGAATGCTCGTGGGTCAGGAGCACCAGCTTCAACCCTTTAAGAAATGGCTCAATCTTGTAGAATGGTATTCCCATGTCGATGGCAATCTGCCCATCTACGACGGTGCAGTTGCCATCTGACCCTGAATTGATGATATCGTATTTCAAAGGTCATCAAGTCCCATCTGGTCGCCGGGGGTCGGCGCATCCGGGATGGTCGGCGGTTCCTCCTGCTGAATTTCGCGCTGCATATCCATTGCCGGTGCAATCGCCGGAGTTTCTGTCTTGAGGTAGTTTTCAGGTTCTTCGACAATCACATCCTGCTCAAATGCTGTCTGAAGCTCAATGCTCATGATGCCCCACTTGCTGATGAGCTGCCGGAGCATGGTCTTGTAGGCCATGGCGTCGAATTCCTTCTCCCAGAAGGTGTAACCCTTCTTTGCAGCGTAACCTTTGCTGTATCGGAGAGCGTGGGCTTCCATCTTCGCCTTGCTCCAGTAGATTGTCTTTCTGAAGCCATTCAGATACTCGAATGATGCGACGTAGCCGATGGTCGCGGTTTTCTCCCGGACGTCCTCATCTTCAATCATCTCAATGTCCAGTTCTTCCGTCAGCGGGTTCCATTTCTTCATTTCCCCTGCCTTGATGGAGAAAACGTTCAGACTCTTGTAATATCCGCTCCGCAGGGCGAGCTGGACGTACCCTTTGTAACCGAGCTGGAACTGTGCATCCTTGCATCCCTTCTTCGTGTTGTTGAATGGGACAAGGTAATACTGTCCGAGCTGGGGGCTGGGGGAAAGGCCGAGGCTTTCTCCCAGGAGTGCGCCGCTCAAAATCGTGCTGGGATCGCATTCCTGCAAAAGGGGGTTGATGGCTACTGCGCTTGTGATTGCTGCGATAAAGCGTTCACGCTTCTTCTGGTCTTTGATGGTGTTGTTAATGAGCTTCTGGTAGCCAGTACTGTTAATCGCCATGCTGAACGTCATACGCTGCGGCTGGCGCTGCTGCATTTCATTTGCCATTATTCAGTTCCTCCTCGAAGTGCTTTTCTCCTGCAAGGATAAAAGCGTGGAATTCTTCCAAGGTCATATCTCTATCCGCGCACCAGTCTGACAGGTTGAATTTGCAGCACTCTTT